GCCCGGACATCGTGGTTATCGATTCCTTCCAGTACACACGAATGACGTACCGTCAGTACATTGACTTTAAGGAACAACATAAGCGGAAGCTGCTCATCTTCATCAGCCACGCCGAAGGCCAGTTACCCAACGGACGTGCCGCCAAAGGAGTGATGTACGATGCCTCGCTGAAGATCTACGTGGAAGGCTTCAGGGCCTTTTCAAAAGGACGCTTTATCGGTCCCGTAGGACATTACGATATCGTGCCGGAGAAAGCCCGGCAATATTACGGAGAAGAATAATCTTTTCAATTTACAATTCATAATCAGAATACATGAGAACAATGATGAAAGACCGTCCAATCACACCGCAGCAGGTGAAGGCGCTGCACGCTCAGTTCCGGAAAATGGGATTTGATGATGATGACCGCCATGGTTTTATCAGCCAGTTCACGGAAGGAAGAACCGACAGCACCGCCGGACTGACCAAAGAAGAAGCCGGACTGTTGCTAACACGGTTCAACCGTGAGGAAGCTGACCGCATCCATCGTGAGGCACGCAAAGTAGTGAAACAGATTTTTTCCCTTTCGTTTCATATCTCCTGTCTGAACAAGAATTACACGAACGAAACGGAAGCGGATTTTGAAATGAACAAAGCGAAGATAAACCAGTTCTGCCGTACACGCAGCAAGTTCCGCAAGCCTCTTACGGAAATGTCGCTGGAGGAACTGAAGGAAGTGAAACGACAATTTGAGGCAATGGCAAGAAAGGAGGAATGATATGAGAAAGCAATCAGAAATAAATCGTGCAATAGCGTATCTGGAAGAACGTAATTACGATCCGATATGTCGCATACAGAGGGAAGTTTTAGAAGAAAAACGCAGCGAATCATGGGTATTCAATCGGTATGTGCGCGACGTTCCGGAAGACGAGCGCAACGAAACTCTTTTCTATGCCGCACGCGATGCAGCCCAGTTCCTTGCCGGAAAGATTGGTATCAGTTCCATCTGTCCGGATCTGGAAGACGAACCGGAAGAAGAGGAAGAGCAGGAAGAAACAATTACTCTGAGCCTTTCGGAGTACAAAAAGCTGCTTCTTCGCCTGGATAGAGTGGAACGCAGGTTAGGACTGAGAGTGGGCGATGTGGCTCCTGCACCGCGTAAAGACATATCGGAAGCCCCCGATGAACTGATAGGTCAGGCCGATGCGTGCCGGCTGATTGGATGCGCAAAGACTACCATAAAGCAGTGGGCCAACAAAGGGTTAATCACCCGATATCAGAAAGGGTATAACGTGTACTACAGCAGACGTGAGCTGCTCGGAAGCTCGGTAGTAAGAGATTACAAGGACAGTAAATCAAACAAGGAATAGCTATGGAACAGGCAATCGAACAAATTCAGAATGACATTATGAACCGCATGCAGCAGTTTGATTTCGGCGACCGCGTAACGATACTCCGCGAACTGGAGAACTTCTGCGGACAACAGGCTGATGAGACCATGAAACTGGAATACGATTTGGCGGCAATGGAGGACATGAGGGATGAATAGGAAGAAATACATCGTATGGAGGATCATTTATTCTTTCCACGACAGACCGAATAAAAGCATCCGCTCATGCTGGCGAACCGACAACTTGACGGATGTAAGGAAATTGGCACAAGGGATTAATCCAGAAGCAAAAATACGTTTGTGTTATACAGAATTTAAATAACGATTAAAACTCAATTAAAATGGCAACAAAAAGAACCAAGAAAACAGTAATCAGCGGAGTAAGCCGCGAACAGTACGAACAGGCATTTGCCGAGTTTGCAATGGCCGACGCAAAGGCCCAGTCACTTACCGCAAAGATGGACCAGGAGATGACTAAGATCCGTGAGAAGTACGCCGACCAGCTGGCCGAACTGAACGAAACCAAAGATCGTACATTCGAAGTGATGCAGACCTACGCCACTGAGAATAAGGATACGCTTTTCAGTAAGAAAAAGAGTCTGGAATCGGCACACGGTATCATCGGATTCCGCACAGGTAACCCGAAACTGAAGAATCGGAAAGGCTTCACCTGGGCAGCTGTAACCAACCTTTGCAAAGAGTTTCTTCCTGATTATATCCGCACCACGGAGGAACTGGCAAAAGACAAGCTGCTTGCCGACCGTGACGTACCGGAAGTTGCAGAACAGTTTGCCAATATCGGCGTAGAGGTGGTGCAGGATGAATCTTTCTACGTAGAACCCAAAAAGGAAAGCGATGCAGTCCAGACGGCCTAAGTACAGTTATTCCCGCCGTGGAAATCTATGGATCGTATATCGGAATGAATACACTCAGTCCACATGCACAGGCACTCCCGTCGCGGAGTGCCGATCCAAAGAGGAAGCACGGGATAAGGTTTATGAACTTAATGGATGGAAAAATGAAAAGAAAGTCTAAATGCAAATGGTATGCAATATGGACTGTATACTGCATACTGATTATTCCATTGTTAATTGTGGCAATGTTTGCTTACTTTTTAAAGCTTCCATTTGAATTACTGGTTGAAAGGGTAGAAAAAGTAAAATGGTGGCTTGTGAATAGATATAAACCTGATTGATATGGCTGAATTAACCTTTAGAACCAACATCCGGCGCGACAAGTGGCCGCGCTGGATGAAACAATTACACGAATATATTAGTCGTGTTACTCAAGACAAAGAACTGGAAGCAACCCGCGAAGAATACCAACGCCTGAAAATGATCATGGATGGATACATTAACAGCATCAAGTATAGCGGGCACATACGAAGAGCTTCAATACGTGTCTTACTTGGGTTGGATTACGATCAGTTTACCTTGTTTGTGATCAGGAAGAATTTTATTGTAACATGTTACTACATAGAATAATGAATAAGCTCAAGAAAATAATAATGTTATTCCTGTCTGTCTTTATTGTATGTCCATTGATAATTATAGGCTATATGCTTCAGGTTTTTGCAGCATTGCTTGATATACTCGGATGGATATTCTGGATGGACGGGAGGATGGTGAGGAACAAATGGAGTGTATTAACCGATAAAATTTTGTCAGTATGGAATTAGCGATAGGTGAAACATTTGAATATGATGGGCATTTATTGAAAGCCTCACCGGTAGAAAGTGAGCATATAGCATGTGAAGGTTGCTATTTCTATGAGAATAATATTTGTTGTTACCACTTGGAACAGTCCTGTACTGACGATTCAAGAAGTGATCAGCAAAACGTAATTTTTAAAGAAATTAAAAACAAGTAATTATGATGCACAATTGGTTTACATGTAAAATCCGTTTCGAAAAGACATTGGAAAACGGAATGAATAAGAAAGTAACTGAACTTTATCTGGTAGACGCGCTCAGCTTTACCGAAGCAGAGTCTCGCATTATCGAAGAAATGACTCCTTTTATTAGTGGTGAGTTCGAGGTGTCTGGAGTCGCAAAAGCGAATTACAATGAACTGTTCCCGTCCGAAGAAGGAGCAGCCGACCGCTGGTTTAAGTGCAAACTTTGGTTTGTCACTCTCGATGAGAAGACCGGAGCAGAAAAGCGTACTGCCAGCAATGTACTGGTACAAGCTTCCGATCTGCGTGATGCCATCAAGAAGCTGGATGAAGGCATGAAAGGAACTTTGGCAGACTATGTGATAGCTTCCGTATCGGAAACCGCCATTATGGACGTTTACCCCTACGAAGCAGAACCCGATGTGAAACCTGAATTTAATGATGCAGACAGAAGATGAAAACAGAAAAGACTTATATCCATCGCCGTGTATGCCTTTGCCGCCAGTGCGGAGGAACCGGCTCAGTAACCGTATATGCAGAGAAAGATGTGCGCCGGGAATATCCCCAGCAGAAAGTGTGTCCGCAATGCCAGGGCAGCGGACGGATCTGGTTGAGTGGACAGGTCGTTAAAAACATAGAACCCTATGCAGAACCAGAACCTTAATCTGTTCAGACCTCGCAGAGTGGCGGCTAAGATTCATTACAGCATGATCAGCCAGTTTATGTTCATCTGGGTGAAGTGGAACCGCCCCTGCGATCTGAAGGTACAACGATCACAGCAGAACCCGGAATTACTGGGTATCTGCTTTGACGTCGAGAACAATGATACACTTGATATGATTCGGGAACTGAAGCGTGATTTGAAGATTGAAATTATTGATTTATAAGTGAAGTAATTATGGAGAAAGATAAATTTGAAAAAGCAATAGAACTCAACAAAGAAATAGAAGAGCTTAAATCACATAAGATAGCACTTGAAAATTCAATGATACGATATGGTGGCGGACTTATTTTTACATATAATAGAATGCACAATGATGTATCATTAAAAAGAGAATTATACGGAGATAAAGATTTCTTTGAAAACTATATGAATGCTTTGGATAGTAAAATAGATGCACTTTTAAAACAATTTGATGAATTATGAAAAAAGAAGATATTGAGAAAGCAGCAGAAGAATACGAAGATAGTTTAACGTATTCTTCAGTTAAGGAACAATATGACGTTCAAAAAGCTTTTGAAGCCGGTGCTAAATGGAGAGTTAATTCAGTTTGGCATAATACTAGCGAAAAACCGAAAAACGGAGCAATGATTGTCGCTTTGAGAAGTAAATATTCTCCGATTATTTGCGGACCTTTTAATTTTGATTGGACGGAGACAGTGGAAGATTTCCGCTTGAAGAAATGGGCATACGTGGAGGATTTATTACCTAATATGTAAAGACAGAAGATCAAAAATGAATATCAGACGTACACACTTGTCAGAAATGAGTAAATTCCATACTGGAGAAAGCCAAGGCAGCCCGCTATAACTATTAAGATACCAGCTCAGGGATAATTCCAGGATCAGTGCTGCCCTTTGATCTGCATACCTGGTCGCCAAATTGGAATTGCAGGACATGCGTCATCATCCCGGTGTGGCTTGACCGCCTATCCGGGATTAAAAACTAAATAATATGGTAAAATTGCTTTATATAGATTTATTTTGTGGTGCAGGAGGTACAAGTACAGGAGTTGAAAGTGCACGATTTGAAGGTCAGCAATGTGCAAAAGTAATAGCTTGTGTAAACCATGATGCAAATGCCATCGCTAGTCATGCGGCTAATCACCCAGATGCATTACACTTCACAGAGGATATCAGAACACTGGAATTATCTTCTTTAATATCACACGTGAAGAAAATGAAGAAGTTGTATGCTGAATCATTGGTTGTATTATGGGCTAGTCTCGAATGTACCAATTTCAGTAAAGCCAAAGGTGGCCAGCCGCGAGACGCAGACAGCCGGACACTGGCTGAGCATCTTTTCCGATACATTGAAGCCATAGATCCTGACTATATTCAAATAGAAAACGTTGAGGAGTTTATGTCATGGGGAGATATGGATGAAAAAGGTCACCCGATCAGTAAGGATAAAGGACGTTGTTATGAAAAGTGGAAACGAAATGTCAAGAAGTACGGATATGATTTTGACTGGCGAATTCTGAATGCTGCTGATTTTGGGGCATACACAACCCGTAAGCGTTTCTTTGGAATATTTGCCAAGCGAGGTCTTCCAATTGTATTTCCAGAACCGACACACTGTAAAGATGGAAAGTCTGATATGTTTGGAAAACTGGAGAAATGGAAACCTGTCAGAGAAGTGCTAGATTTTTCAGATGAAGGCGAAAGTATATTTTGTCGGAAGAAGCCGCTGGCCGAAAAAACTCTTGAACGTATTTATGCCGGACTTATCAAATTTGTAGCAGGAGGTAAAGATGCTTTCATTGTAAAGTATAATTCTATGAGCCGGAATGGGAAATACCAGCCGCCTAGCATTGAAGAACCATGTCCAGTAGTAGCCACACAAGGGAGACTGGCATTAGCCAAAGTAAGCTTTCTTTCCAAACAATTCAGTGGACAGCCAGATTGCAAGAACATTTCAGTAGACGTTCCTGCCGGGACAATTACCTGTAAAGATCATCATGCTTTTGTCTCAGTGTATTATGGAAACGGTTATAATCATTCGGTAGAACAACCTGCTCCAACCGTCACAACTAAAGACAAGCTATCCTTAATAACGCCGTTTTTTATGAATTATTATTCCGGAGGAGGTCAACTTGGAAGTGTTGAGACGCCATGCCCTGCTATAACTACAATACCTAAACAGAATCTTATTACCCCTATAACTTCAAGAAAAAGCAAATGGCATTATCTGATGAATCCTCAGTTTACCAGCGCAGGAAGATCAGTAAATAGTCCTTGTTTTACACTTATAGCCAGAATGGACAAGATGCCTCCTTATTTAGTGGAAGTAGAAGGAGGTATCGGAGCAAAGGTTACACCGGAAGATACTCCAATGACCATTAAGATAAAGTATTTTATGGATCTTTATGGTATCATTGACATCAAGATGCGTATGTTACGGATAACAGAACTCAAGAAAATAATGGGATTTCCGGAAAACTATGTACTGATTGGACCACAGTCAGACCAAAAGAAGTTTATCGGGAACGCCGTTGAAGTGAACATGGCTAGAGTTCTATGTGAGTCTATTTATAAATCCATAAGAAAAAAAAATGTTGCTTAAAGCGCAATCCCCGGCACCGAAACCGATGCCGGGGATTGCTGTCTGTGTATGGTATCATTCTCCCGGTTCACCCAGGAACTCAACGAAGGCGGCATGTTGCAGGGGAGTCAGTGCGCGCTGTCCTTTCTGGTAGTGCAGTTCGGTCAGACGCTGCTGAAGTTCAGAGTT